AATTTCTCTCATTGAACGACCAATCTTTTGTTTTGGTGTCATTGATTCGTCATTTCTCCAATCGTGATAACGACCTTCTTTTACAAATTGTTTTTTACCTTTGTTAAAACCAACACCTTTTGGTTGTTTATTAGACGCTCTTCTAATCTTTGCCATATCATCTAATGTTTTAATAAATTGTTTTGGATTATTATTAAATGAATTAAATATCTGATATGATTCTGCAAATCCAAATAATTCATCAAGAGATTCTTGTTGTGCTCTTGATAGTTTTGGGAATTTAGGAAAGTCTGCAAATGGTTGTGATTCATTTACTGGCTTCATTCCAGCTGCTCTTGCTATTTTTTTCTTTTTCTTTTTATCTTTTTTTCTACCACCACTAAATGCCATTGGTGTAAAGTAATGGCCTGGTCCGCCTGGTGAAATACCTGCTGAATAAGTTGTTGAAGCTTCTTCAAGTTCTTTAACAACTAATTGTTTGATGATTTCTTTTATCTTAGCTATTTTTTCGCGTCTGGACATTTTTTATTTCCTTAATCAGTTCATAATATCTCATTAACGCAACCACATGCTTATCTTGCACGACTTTTCCTTTTGTAGCACTATCAGTATAATCAATAGCTTCTGATAATTTAATCTTAGTAATCTTATCGTTTACTTTTGGTAGTAATGACTTTAGAGCTTTTTTGATTTTTACTACTTCTGAATCGATAAATCCTTTTAATGAATTTGTATTAGATACATTATTGATGTATTCTTTCAATAAGTTCTTTTGATTCTCATTTAGAGTCTTGTACTTTGAATTAAATTTGTCAACTAACAATTGATAACTTAATAATCTTAAGTCTTTTCCTTGTTCTTTGAATTCTTTCACTACTTTGTTAGTTTTATTACTATGTGTAGTGTTTTGAGTGATGTGTTCAGTAATAGTAATGACTGAATCTGTTCTTTGAACTGGTCCGAAGTCTTCTTTACCTGTTTCAGTTCCAAACAATTTGTAAACTGACGCCATAATCTTAAAATTAGGAATACGAGTGTTAAAAAACTCTTTTATATCATAATTTTCTTTTATGGTTTTGATTAAATTATATTTTTCGTTGTTTAATCTACGATTTGATAATTTTCTACGACTTTTCACGACCGCCTCGACTAATTGAGATGCGTGAGAGTCATTTTTGTACTTTTTTTCTAATAAGATTGAATATAATTCGTATTCTTTACCCATTTCAGTATTTTTATTAAAGAATTCTTTAAAAATTCTTACTGATTTAGGGGCTTTTGTGTCATTTAACACGTCAACTGTAATTTGACGAGATAAAAGTTCATAAAGAATAGCTGTATTCTTTATCTTATTATGTTTTACATATAAAGACATCTGGGCTCCAAAGTTTTCTTCTTTTTATTGTAATAATAAATATAAAACTATTAAGAAATGTGTATTTAATCTACACCATTTTCTTCTTTATATTCATCATATTCTTTTTTCATTTCATCTACTTTTTTAGTTTCATTTATTATGCTTTTTGACTTATTACCCATAGACTTTTTTAATGCGTCAAAGTGTGCTAATGCTAAAGGTCTACGATTTTTAGTTTGTTTTCCTAATGGGTCTCGTCCTCTTGCTCCACTATCTTTGAATGGTTTATTCATTTCTTGTGGTCTTCCACCTTGCTCATCTTCTGGTCGTTCATCTTCCTTCTCTTCATCTTGGAATGGGTCGAATACGGAACCTGCTATGGTATCAGGTGGTGTTTGAGCATCGTCTTGTCCGATACCCACTGCTGCCATATCACTTGGTGTTCCAATTGCGTCTCCAGTTTCCATTGGGTCATTACCTTCCATTTCAATCTGTGAATGTCTGAATTTTTGTTTTTGGTCATCAATAATTTGATTTTCAATTTCAACTTTTTGTTCATCTGAAAAATTAAAAACATTATCATACACCCAATCAGTAGGTAAAATTTTATCTTGTATCATATCACGAGCTAATGTGACTTTCTGTCCTAACAACTCTATCTTTTCTTGTTCATACATTGTTGAAGGACTTGCTAATTCTAATTCAAAGTTTACTAAGTCTTCATCCGTATATCCTTGTGAATATAAGTGAACGACTGCAATCTTTGTTAACTCTGATACGATAATTCTTTGTATTCTTTCTATGGTTCTTGCAAATCTTACATCTTCTGCTGCAAGTGTTGCTTTACCACCGACATTTTCATCAAACCCTAAGAATGCTTTTGGAACTCTTAGAGATGCTAATAATTTGTTTTTCAAATATTCAATGTCTTCTGTTGAATCATAATCAATACCACCTAACTCAGATATCTCTGTGCCACTATCTCCACCACGAACTGGCATAAAGAAATCTTCTGTTAAGTTTTGCATATTGTATTTTAAATTATACTCGCCTGTTGCTTCGTCGATAACTGGTGTTTTCTTCATCTTATTGATGATTCTTTGCATATAGTTATCAACTTCAGCTGGTGGTATATTACCAATATCAATCTTGAATACTCGTTTGGAAGGTGCTCTCATAATTCTGTGAATCAACATAGCGTCTTCCATAAGTGTTAATTGTTTCCAAATCTTTCTTGTAGACTCAATCATAGATTTTCCGTAAGGTAAGAAATTACTATCATTTGCTAATCTAAAGTGTGCTACTTGGAAGTTTTCAAATTCTACTTTGTTCTTAGAACTTGCAGCTCTTTGGCCAAAATAAGGATGTGCTCCTTCAATTGATTCTAAGTAGAACTTTGTATAATAAGGATTTGTCTCATCTTCTCCCTCAGAACGAACTACCTCATAAGGTGACAATGGAACTACATTTGTAATACCATATTTTTCGTTGATATCTAAGTAAAGATAAAAGTCTCCATACTTAACCATATTACGAACCCAAGGCCATAAGTTAAATTCTATATTCAATATATCATAAAATAAATTGTGTAATATTTCTTTAATGTTTTCGTTATCAGTTTTAATATCAATCACTTCACCATACTGACCTTTCATAGTTGACTCATCTGAGTAAATGTCTAAAGCACTTGAAATGATTGGGTCTGAATCCATAGACTCATAATCTTTAAACAATCCTAATCTTGCCGCCATAACTTGGTGAACAGTTGAATAACCTGTTCCTGCTACATCTAAGTTACTATGTAGTTTAGAATATCTATCTACAAGATGACTCTTGACTTGGTGTTGTATTTGGTCTGTATCGGCTATCTTTAGTTTTTTACCACCGACATTACGAACGATTACATTTGTACTAAATAATCTTCGTAGTCTTCCAAATAATGTTGTATCTGCCATAATTACCTCACTTTATAAGAGCCATTCTAATGACTCTTTTTCTTTATTTTTTCCTGTTTCCCAATCCCAACTATCATTTCTGTTTGGCTCGTTGGCATTGTACAAACCCTCATTGTCCATCATACGACTGAGAGTCTTTTTTGTTAATTCAATACCTTGAGTTTGTAATCTTAGTGCAGTATCACGAACCCAAAGTCCAATAGCAAAAGACATTACAAGGTCATCGTTGTATCCTCGCATTGCTTCTGCTCTATTATTAATATAAACGAAAGTTTGTAATTCATCAATCAAACGATTACTATGAACCACTACACTTTCCTCTCTAAAAAATTCTTCTAACTTACTAATAATTAGTGGTCTGGTCTTAGAAGTCGTTGAAAAACCCGCCACCATATTCTTTTCTTGTCTGTTGATTTTATTGTTCATTTGGTGTTGAACATCAACATACTTTAAATCTTTACTTGTGTAAAATAAATTAGGATAATCCCTATCTATAATTTGTTGGATTGTTGCCCAACCAATATTATTATTCTCTACTATAAGTATCGCATCATTATATTCTGTTGCTATACTTACCAACATATTTCCAAAATCTTTAGTATTTATTCTACCTTTATATTCTGCTACTTGTTCTAAGTTTTCAATATCAATAACGTGAAAAGCAGAATAGTCTGCTGAGTCTCCACGACCAACATCAGCACATACTAAATAATTCTTAGAATAGTTAGGTGGTTCCCATATCCAACAATTACTATCAATACCTCTTTTTTCTAATGGGTCTTTACAACTTCTTTGTCGTAAATTTTCCAATAGTGTCGCATCAATCACACCTGTACCAGATGTCAAGAAGTCACAATCACATTCTTGAGCTGCTGAACTTACTCCGAGTAAAGTATCTTGTTCTTTTCTCCAATCCTCACCTCTATCTGGATGTACTGTCCAATGTAATTTTATTGGATTAAACATACCAAGAGCTTCTTCAGCTTCTACCCAAGTTTTGTGAAACCAATTACCAACACCATTTGGTGTGGACAAAGCTATACATTGACCACCAGTCGTTAAGGTAGATTGTGCTGCTGTCCATATCTCATCAATTTTGTCGATAAAAGCTGCCTCGTCCAATATCAATAATGATAGAGCTTCTGAACGAGCGGCTTCAGGACCTGATGATACCGCTTTAATCTGAGAACCATTACGATATCTCAGATTTAATTTGTTATCCTCAACACATCTTTGTTTCAACCAACTCGGTAAGTTTGCGTGCATAACACGAACTTTCGTTACCAAGTTTTTTGCTACTTCTTGTTTTGTAGCAATAACCAAGATATTCTTATCTTGTTGGAATGTCATCATCCATAAAGAATATCCGGCGGTCAATGTTGAAATACCTAACTGACGAGCTTTCAAAATCACATTGAATCGTTCTTTTGTAAACTCTCCAACCACTTTTTCTTGAAAATCATACAATTCAAATGGTATCTTGCCTTTAATCGGGTGTTGTATCATACAATATTTTTTCATAAAATATGCAGGGTCTTGTGCACATTTTATATATTCTGACTTGATTACTTCTTTTATTTGTTCTGCCATTAGTCTACTATTTGACCTGCCAATCTAACTGATGTGGCAGTCATCAAAACTCCATATGTAAAGTATAACCACTTGTTTTCATACCATTTAGGTTTGACAAGTTTTACCTTTTGTTCAAGAAGTTCGTTGGTGTCTTTTAGTAGATTAATTTGAGTTGTTTTGTTTGCAATCAACATAGAATCTATTGCAGAGTTTTCTTCAAAAAGTTTAATTTGTGATTCTAAATCCATTACCAAAGAAACATTTAAACTATCTTTTAGTTCTAATTCCTTAATAGTATTGGTGAATCCTAAAACTTCTTCCTCAGTAAAGGTATAGGTTTTAGTTGTATCAACTTCTTGAGAAAACAATGTTCCCAATAATAATATGTAAATAAAATATCTCATATATATAAATATATACTACTTACTAAACTTCTTCAAAAATTTTACTGCTTCGTCAGCATTATCTTCTTTGACTGCTTCTGATGCTTTTTCAATCTGTTTTTTAGTAGTGGTAACTTTTCTTTTTAATTTAGCTACTTCTTTTTTGTTAACTCGTTTTTTTGATTCAAGAACTTCTACTTCTTTTTCAAGTTCTTTTACTTCATTGTCTTTAACTTTAATAGCTTTATCTAATTCTTTGACTTCTTTTTTCTTTTTTCCACCAAAAAATAGATTTAGTATTGCTTGTATGATATTCATTAATTAGCTCCTTGTAGTTGTTGTTCTGCTTGCTCGACCATTTGTCGTTTTTCTTTTATGAAATCTCTTGCTTCTGAAATGGTTTTTTCAAACTCTTCTTTACCCATCTCCCATTTATCAGACTCTAACATTGGTGTATTAACACCCACATTATTAAACCATTCTTTTTTACCGCCTGTTTTTTCAAAGTCATCTATACTTTGTTCTAAATCTTTTAATTGTGACTTTTGATTTTCTAACATCTTTGAATAAGCGTATTCTCTAAACTCACCATTGATTCTCATTTTGTTTTCCATTTCTATTTGACAATCGAAACAATGTCCCATCATTCTCCAAAATTTATCATCAAGTCTTTTCTTCATTGTTTTTTGACATTTAGGACAAAACCAAGGCATCCTAACTTTTGACATAATGTCAGTTAATTCTGACTTTCTTGTTTTACCACCAAGGTCTTCTTGTTTACCCTCGTATCCTACTTGAACATATTCTTTCTCGTGTTCTCTTCCACTAATTATATCTTGTAATGCTTTATTCTGTCTTTCTGCTTCTTTTGATTTATTTGCCATTATAACTCCTTAAAATCTTAAACTACCAAGTATTTGATTGATTGGTGCAAATGCTCCTGTGAATTTGTATAGGTTTCCTTTGTATTTGAAAACCAAACCTTCACTCGGGACAATTGCATTTGCTCCACCGATAGCTTCTAATTTTTCTATTTGTATTCTTAATTTTTCTAACTTTGCCAGATTGTCTGGTTTTTGTAAATCTTTTAATGCACTTGCTACATCTTGTCTAATTTTTTGGGTTGCTTTGTCAGGTGACACTGCTAAAAACCCTTGTATATTTTTTAATATTTCTGCTCCTACTTGAAAAAACAATATTTCAAATGGTTTTATATTTTGTTTAAATATCTTTGTATGATTCATCTTGTCTGTATCTAATACCCATCTGTTAAACTCTGGATTACCTTTGAAGTCTTTTCTAATTTGTGGTATTTTGTAAGACTTGTCAAAGAATGCCCAACGATTTACTAACTTAGTGAATTGGTCTGGCTTAATATTTACCTTAAATTGTTTACCTGCATTAAATACATACTCTTTCCAAAATGCTTCGTGATACTGACCTAATCTGTCTGAGTCTTTTAAAGCGTATTGTGATTGTAATTTATTTAATTTATTTAAAAATCTACCTTTTAGTTTACCATAGTTCTGAACTTTTGGAACTCTCAAAAAGTTAGGTCTACCAATCTTGAATCGTTTTTGTATATTTTGATTTACTTGTCTAATCATACCTTCTAACATACGAGCGCCTTCTTTTGAATATCCGATTTGTTTTCCTGTTTTATCATATTGTATTGTTCCGTGAAATACTATTTCAGCGATATCGTAGTCTATTACATTCGATGTTTGTGGATATATAACCTCTAAATTCATCCATTTAGTTCCATTACCAAATACTTTTTTCTTTTGTGCGTCTGATAAAGAACCGATTGCTTTTTCTAAATCTTTCATCGCTCCTACAAATGCGGTCTTGATATTTCCTCTACCTGCAAATAAACTTGCAACTCCACCAACATTCAAAGATGTTTTACCACCATTTTTTAAATGTCCTTTGTTTCTAGCTGCTCTAAGACTATTACCTACCCAACTTACCATTAGGTTTTGTCCGTCAAGTTTTTCAGACACTCTGTCTTCACGATTAAGCTTTCCACTTAACCCTATAATAATTATATTCTTCAAATCTGAAAATGTCAAATTATTATCATCAAATGGATGATTCATATGTCCGTATGCTCCACCTTCATTCAAAAATACCTTTTTTACATCTTGAACAAAACTTTCAGATAGTTTTTCTTTTGTGCTTTTGACATCTTTAGTTATATCAGATTTATCTGCTAATGGTGTTTCTTTATCAGGTGTAGAGAAGTCGTTATCGTATAAATCACCATCTGCAGCCGCATCCTCTCCAAAATACTTAACAATCTCCCAACCTAATTCTTTTATGTTTTGATTCATTCTTTCTTTGTATTTAGGAAATGGATTATCAACTGAGTCTGTATTTTTTCTATTTTGATTGATTGTTCTTCCGTATGTTACGGTTTTTGCTCTGTCTTGTTCATAATCATCTGACATAATTGTAAATGCCATTTCCGCCGAATCTTTTATTGGATAGTCAATTAACTCCCAACCGATGTGTTCTGCGTGTTCGGGTGATATTCGAAAGTAATCATCCAATGAACCAAAAAAGTCATACATACCCTCGTCTGATAGTTCACTACCTGTAACACCATTACCAAGTGGATTTGATTCTTTCATCAATTGTTTTACTTTTGGTTGTTCAAGAATCTCAAATAATTTACCAAATCTTGATGTCATCATTTCATAAGTTTTTTTGTCAAAGTATCCAAATGTTTTTCTGAATATTTGTTCTCTTTTTTTACTATCAACCTTTGGACTACCTAATAATTTTCTAATTTCAGTTCCACTTGTTATACCACTAACTTTTACTGTTGGTGCTTCATAAACATATCCGTGGTCTTTGTATCCCTCTAAGTCTTTTCTTTTTACTGCAAATTTAAAATCTTTAAAATATTTACCTGCTGATAATCTACCTGCGTCTTTCTTGCCAACTACATAAACCACTGCTGTATCATCACCAAACTTTCTTAATATGTCTGCTTTGTAAGGATTTTTTTCTTGAATTATACTTTTAGCAGGAACACCCATTTTAATCATATGTTTTTTCTTTTCAACAAAATTTAGTGGATGTCTTGGTAATCTTTGTATGTTTGATGTTGCTATGTATACATCATCAAACTTTCCTCTTAATGCGTCGAATACTTTTTTGTGATGTGGGCCAAATGGTTGAAAACGGCCTGGATAAATTGCTACTACTTTTTTAACACCTTTTTGTTCATTTACTTTTTTATATCCACTACCATAAGGTACTGATGTGTTCCCTTTCTTCTTCATTTTCTTTACACCTTTTCTACTTGGTGAAGGAACATCTCCTGAACCTAATCCAAAGAATGATTCATTCTTCTTTTTGGTTTTCTTTTTCATTTGGTTGATATAAGCACGATAGACTGCTGCTTGAGCTGTTTTACCCATTTCTCTTGCTCGTTGTTCCATAGCAACTGCTGCTTGGATTTTATGAGCGTGTGTTTTACCACTACCTCTGATTTTACTTACTGACGCTTTTGCGTCTTTTACCGTAGCAAACTTTAATCCGTGTATTGTTCCTTTTGGATTTTCGTCTGTATATAAATCTGAATGTGATTTAGAACCTCTATGTTGTCCTTTCTTTCTTGGAATTCTTTTTGCTTCTCTTACATCTTCTGTGCCAGTCAATTCAAGACCTAAGACTTCTGCATTGTCTTTTCGTTTTCTTTCAAACTTTTTTCTGTCTGTGGAATTCATTTCATCTTTACCACCGAATCCCTCTGTTTTATGAAATGGATGTTCATCTTCAACACCCTTTCTATCTGAATCAGGTTCTACTGATGATTTTTTTGTGGTTTTACTTGGTAATAACTTTTTGTCGCTGTCAATCTTTCTGAATTTTAATGCAGGTCTTCCGTTAATTAATAAATCACCTTTCTCATTGTAAGTGATTGACTTAACTTTTACTCGTTTGTTTTTAAACCTACCCATTAAAATGTTATCACCGACTTTAATATCTAAATCTGGTGATTCATTTAGGAAAGGTTTAACTAACCATTCTGTTAGTTTAGTTTTCATAACTCTCCTACCAAGTTCTACAAGCCCAATATCTTGCCTTATGTTTTGGTCCTGGATTATCGCAATTGTGTCTTGCTCTAAAATTCTTTCTTGCTTTAGGGTTTGATTTTCTGATTCTCATTGTTCCACCTTTAGCGTCTCCACCTTGACCAAAGTTTACTTTAACAACATTTCCTTTTGGATTCTTTACATATACTTTAAACTTTTTAGCATCACCTTGCATAATTTTATTCAGTTTTACTTTACGACCTTGATACTCTGCTTCTTGTAAATTTTTATCAGTAATGAATTCAAATGTATATCCGTATCCTTTACCATTTTCCTCATAGTAAATCTCAACATCTTCTTTTACACAATTAGGCACCATTCTATCACCTTTCTTCTTCATACCAACCTGTTTGTATCCTACCCAACAAGTTCCTCTTGCTTCTTTCATAGTATTCTCCATATACATATCTTTAACATCTTTCCAATTAATATCTCCTAACAAGTGTTCTGGTTTGTGTCTCATCATACCTCTGACTTTACCTGGTCTGAAGTCTCTACTATCTGGAACAACCTCAATACCTCTATCATCTACTCTATTAGCGTTAAAACGATTGTATCCATCTTTTTTTGATTTTGTAATCACTACAAAACCATCACCTCTTGTTACCAAGTTGTCCAAGTCTTTAGCGGTTTTCTTATCTAATCTACCACCTTTTACTTTAGATAGTAATTGTTTTAGACTTTTCATTTTAAAAAACCTTTCGTTACTAAGTGTTTGTTTATTTTTTGAAATCTTTTTTTCAATAAAAAATAATTATCAAAGAAATCACTTA